ACCCCAAAACGATCTGGCAATTCCTTCATCAGAGAGTCAATCCCCATGACAGAACCATTTACAAAATAAAAAAGCTTCTGGGGGAACATTGACCAAGAAAGAAATAGGGCCAGCAGCCCGGAATCAAGACAATCTTTTCACAACGGCAGAAGTAGCTAAGAGGCTCAAGTGCGATGTAGCAACTATTCGGATGTTTATAAAAAAGAGGAAATTCAAACGAGTGGTTTTTGTTGGCAAGCAGTTCTTGATCTATGAAAGCTCTGTAGAAGAATTCCTTAGAAAAAGCGACCCCATGAATCCCAAAATGAGGATAGACTAACGGCTTTCTGCTCGCTCGGTTATTAATTTCAAAGACTGAGGTATCCAAAAGATTAGCGGAATTCCTTCATATACGATTGATGTAAAGATGAAATTGAATGCGGATAAGAAAGTTTGATAGGAGGGAAGCTAACAGGAGGCTTCGGGACGAGAACATCAGAATTATGGAGAAGAGAGGAATGTCAGAATTCGAAAAAGACCAAAAGAAAGGAACTGACCTCAATCTCACCGCCTCACAGATCAGGAAAAAACTAAGGAGGGTAAAACATGGAAAAAAACAAAACCGATAAACTCGCTGAAGTCAAGGCCGAGGAGGCCAAGAAGGTCGCCCTGACCACCGATTTCTGCACTTTCTATGTCAGAGCCAAGAAGGACGGCATAATGCGACCTGTAAAGGCCCAGGTGACGCTTTACGAGAAGGCCGGTCACTTCTACAAGGTCAAGAACGACTATGCCCTCTCGTACGAGGGCTACAAGCTCCTGAACAAGGTGGCCTCCATAAGCACAGTCACCCCGCAGAAAGTGATGGTGGACGAGAAGGAGCAGCCCAACCCATACATCGAGAGGAACCCGAAGACGAAGATGATCGAGACCGTTAGCATAAGGAAGATAGGGATAGGCTTAAGCCTGACCGGGAATGTCACGGTCATAGATAAGACCCTTTTCTATAACATCTATTCCTATTTCATCGAGTCCGTCCAAGCGAAGATGAAGAAGGTTGAATGGAAGAGCGGGAAAAAGACGGACAAGAAGCTTTATCCGGACTGCGCGATCACCGGCACGAAAGACGAGAAGCCTGACAAGCCAGGAAGCTGGGCGTTCTTCGAGACCGTCTCCCCTCTCGGCCTATGGATCAACTACCAAGACCAGGCGATAATCGACTGCCTGAACGAACACACCCAGCGCCAGCGTTTCGGCGATCGCATAGCCCAGACCATAGTAGAGCGCAACATCCTCAAGGACCATCCAGCTATCGGAATAAGCAGGGTTCAGCCACAGGAGAAAGGAACGATGGGAAGTCAAAGGGCCTTCGTCACGGTCTACGGATATCGCCACGAGTTCGGGCCGATCCAGATAGACGAGATCTTGGCTCAGGCCGAGAGAGGAAGCAAGATGATAGAAACGGAAGCCGAGGTCATAGAAGAAGTGAAGCCAGAGGAAGAGGAAGAGGCCATCAAAGAAGCCGAGAAAGAGCAGAAGAACGAGAAAGAGTTCGAAAAGAAGGAGAAGAAGAAGACCCCTGGCGAGATGGAGGAGCCACCAGAGGAGTACTATCTTGAGCAACAAGAGGCAGGGAAGGAAGGCGAAAAATGAACATCGAACTCAAAGGAAAGAAATGAGAACTGAGACAGATACAGGGACTATAGCCGAAGAACTCCTGCATTTGGAACTCGGCAACCTCGCCGTGGAGATGGGCTCGAAACTCGACGCTAATAGACCGTCCAGAGAGCCGAGCGACCATTCCCGCAATAACTGGGCAAGCGAGTGCCATCATCCATGCAAGAAGTTTTTGGTGCACTGCCGACTGGACTGGAGGAAGCGACAGCAGATGGACATAGACGGAAGATGGCGGGTGGAGGAAGGCATCGACAAAGAATGGGTTGTAAAGAAGTGGCTCGGCGACATCGGCTTCGAGCTAACGCAGGCGCAGAGGTATTTCAACACCGACGACGCAGGACTGGAGAGGTTCAAGCGCCTCAAGATAAGCGGGAAGATAGACGGCATGGTGGATGTGAGGGGAAGGCTTCCCGCGCCCTTCGACAAATTCAAAGAACTGCCTGTGGAGATAAAGTCGGTCAGCCCGCACTACTGGAACTCCACAAAGAGCATCGAAGACATCAAGCGCCATCCCAAATTCTGGATAAGCAAGATTCCGAGCCAGCTAAACACTTACTTCGTTTTCAACGCCTGTCCGGGCGGCCTGCTCATCCTCGTGACCTTCGGAAAGAAACCGCGACTTCTCCCCATGCTGTTCGACGAGAAGCTATGGGAGGAGGACAGCAGAAGAATCAGGAGCGTGAATGCCTATGTCCAGAAGAAGAAATATCCCCCGCCCATGCCGTTCGATGCCTCCGTCTGCGGGATGTGCGACTTCGACCATCTCTGCGCGCCTTTGAAAGCATCGACGACCCTAGTGGAGATCGGAGCCATAGACGAGATGGAACTCGAAATCTACTTGGAACTCAAGGAGCAAAACAAACAGTTCACGGAAATGAAGGCGAAGCTCATAGGCACGAAGGACAAGCCCGGGAAATACCACGGCAAGAACGCACTGGCGGGCGACATCGAGATAAAGACTATTCGCTATCCAAAGAAGGTGTTCGAAGTCCCCGATGAGGTGAAGCAGAAATATCGGGGCAAGGACGAAAAAGTCGTAAAGACCACCATCGAGAGGACGGGGAAATAAGGAGGCGAAAATGGCTCTTGAGACAATTCTCTGGACTGCCCTGATAGTGGCGGTCAGCATGGCCATTGGATGGATTCTGGGCATCTTTTACGACATAAGCCGGATGAAGGCGAAGAGGAGACGGCGACTCAACAAAGAGACAGATGAAGGCGATCGTCTTCCCGAAGTTCTGGGGGAACGAGCTTTCCATGAGAAGGTTGTCAAGATCGTCAACTCGGCTGCCGAGTTGGGGGAGCTGAAAATCTCCAGCAAAATATTAATAGACTCCGATCCTGAAATCGAGATAGTCACGCACGGCGATCCGAGAGATGTATGAAGACTTGAAAAAAGATGAATCAAACTGTGTCCCGAACAGCACATCCAAGGCTTATCTTCAAATACCTCCTTGTGAAGTATGTTGAGGATTGTGTTGGTGTTCTCACTGGCACCCGGGGCGCAGTGATTTTTCTCGACATATTTTTATGAATAGGAGATTAGAATGAAAGACCAGAAGAAAATTCTTAGAAAGAATGCAAAGACCCTCCTTGAGAAGAAAAATGTCGTGGCCGTGGGTTTGGGCCTTAAGACGACCAAGGGAATAAGGACATCAACATCTGCAATCGTCTGCTCGGTAGAAAAAAAAGTCCCCCTTTCGCAATTGAAAAAGCGGGATGTCGTTCCTTCTAAAATTGATGGTATTGCGACTGATGTTATACGAACAGGCCGATTCAGAGCCTTGAAAGCGCGGACGAAAAGATGGCGACCGAGTCCGGGGGGAGTCTCCGTGGGGCACGAAAAAGTCAGCGCAGGGACTCTGGGATGTCTCGTAAAGAAAAATGATCAAATATGCATACTTAGCAACAATCATGTCTTGGCTGATCAAAACGAGGGTGCTCTTGGCTCTGCAATTCTTCAGCCTGGGAAAATAGATGGAGGTTTGTACCCAATAGATCGGATAGCTACTCTATCCAACTTCGTCCGCATCCAATGGGTAGGAGGCGAGGGTTGCAAGATCGGCCGGGCCTTGGCTAGGTGCATGAATTCGATAGCGAGGCTTTTCGGACGGAAGACGATGCTTGAGGCGGTCATAGCCGAGGCTCCCGAAAACCTGGTCGATGCGGCGATAGCAAAACCGATCAAGGACTCGTATGTCGTGGACGAGCTTCTTGAACTGGGGAAGATACAAGATATAAACCTCTTGCCGAAAATAGGGCTGGCGGTCCGGAAAAGCGGAAGGACGACAGCGGTGACCGAAGGAAAGATAACCCAGACGGATGTCGTCGTCCAGGTAGGATATGGCGACGGCAAGAAGGCGCTATTCGTAGACCAGCTGATGGTGGAGCCGGGCGACTTTAGCGCTCCAGGCGATTCCGGAAGTGTTGTTATTGACTTTAATAATCATCTCACTGGTTTACTCTTCGCAGGAAGCGATGCTTCAACGATAGTCAATAGGATCAAAAATGTCTTAGATCTGCTGAAAATAAGTTTATAGCCAATAAGAGGAAAAATATGGGAAGGCGAAAAAAATATTGTTCCTATCAGCCATATCTTGATTATATCGGCGTGTCTGAAAGAGAGAGAAAGGAATGGAATAAAGAAGAAGAGGAACAAGAGAAAAAGATGAATTTACCATTTGATAAAATTCACGATTTGCAATCTTCGTTTGGGCATTTGATTATTCCTTGGTTTGGCAAGGACCGATATGGTAAACGCAGATGGTTAGCATGGTTTTTTATAAAAGGCACATTTCGCAAGAAGGGCATTAAGCGAACTGATAAATATGGATTCCATAATTGTCGTATTTATGGAAATTAGCTGTGTCGGATAAGTGATTTTATGTCAACTAAGATGAAAGTAATTGATTTATTTTGCGGTGCTGGCGGGTTCAGCGAGGGATTTAGCCAAGCTGGATTTGAGATAGCAATGGGCAT